TTGGTTCAATCCTGCGCGCTTTGAAGATCGAATCATTGGAGGATACAGACCAGCTTATCGGAGGCCCATTGGTCGTGAAAGTGGTTGTAAAGCCAGCGTCAGGCCAGTACAAAGAAGGCAATATTCCGACGCGAGCAGCTTTAGGCATGGCGACCATATAGCCATCCGCAGTTACGCGGGGCTTTGCGTCCATAATTAAGCTATCTGTAAATACTCGCGTCATTTTCAGCCCAAAAAAAAGCCGCCCATCCCATAAGAGATAAGCGGCTTGGTTGTTCCAATACCGTAAACGCCGATATGTTGGCGCTATTTTGTATTGATATTAGATTGGTTTTGTGCTCGTGTCAAATGCAACGCATGCAGAGCGGTAAGTTTCGATAACGCACGATGCAATCGCTAAAGACTTGGCAATCTTTTCTTCTTTTGTTGCTGCCTTGGTGTTTTTTATTGAATTAATATTAAAAAGACCCCGATTGATCGACAAGATAGCTTTTATTCTACTAAAAATCATTCTTGCCCTAAACTCAGCAAGCAGCCTGTGCGACTTCGATTTTTTGCCTCGCATGGTATTTTTTAGGCGTTTGCGGAAGCTCATTTCTGCACCACCTTAGGCGGAACCTCAGAACTCTCAGCAGTTCGACGAACCATTTTACCATTCTCAAAAATGAAAGTGACCTTGCCATAGAATTTTGTTTTCTGGCACAGCTCTAATTGCTGGACAGCCCAGTCAAGGGTTTTTTGGGTTTCTTCTGTAGTGTTGCTCATTGGGCATTTTCCTCTCGAATAGTAGCTCCAATAATTGTTGTTCTTGTTCCGACATGGATGGAACTAGCGTATTCAAAGCGATTAATTTGAGCATCGCCAGATTCTATTTGGTCGGCTATTTGTCGAAGGATTAAGGCGGTGGGGTTTCGCGGCCCAATGCTGATGCTTTCAACAAAACTCTGAAGCGTATTTTTATCCACAGCAGTGCGACCACCCGCAAAAGCTTTTCGGATATTTTCTGCGACAATATCGGCGGATGGTTTTTGTTTGGCTGTATGGGTTTTTGAAATGAATTTTTTATTCACCTCAAAAATATGGGATGAGCAGCTTGCGGTAATCGTATTATCGTAAACCCTGTCCACCCTTAACTCTTGACCATACCTTGGCAGGTATTCATCATCAGGCCCGATGTAGTAAACAGTGTCGCCAATATTAAATTCTTCTTGCATTTTTTCACCTCGGCTTATCCGATAGTTTAAATTAGGCTGGGTCTGCAATCGGATTCGAACCGATACCCGCACCCGAAGGGATTGGGACATTAAGGTGCTTCTGCGCGATTTAGCTACACAGACCCAAGTTGATTATACCAGCTCTATGCCGGTGCCGCCAAGGACGACAGGGTTAAAACTGCATCGACAGTTAACGTGAATTGGAATCATACCTCTTGACTCGGAAATAGTAAAAACCTTTCCTGCCAGCGCCTCGCACTCAGGACAAACAGCGCCATCGCCAGCAGTAGTGAATTCCGCCTCAACTTCAACACCTTCAAGTCCAGCCTCTTCGTAAGCATTGAGGCTTGCCTCAGCATGAGCACTAACTATCTCTGTGCGGGCAAGCGCGCGAGCACGGGTTATTCCGATTCTATCGACTTGCGCACCAATGCCTTTGGCAATATCAAGCGGACTACGCCCCTCACCAATACCCTGTGCAAGTATGCGGCTTATCTGTTGATCCATGACTTTGGTGATGCCGTCAAGATCGCTGTACGCGCGCGTGTAGATCAATCCCAATCGGTCGGCATGTATCGGACGAAAAAATGATTGCTGCACCCATGACTCGGCAACACTTGCCCCGCCTTTGCGCATTTTGCCTGCAGCATCGCGTATGCCCTTGGTGTAGGCTGGATCTATGTAAGTATTCATCCAAGATGCACGCGCAGCACTGGACATTGATGCACCTTGCTGAACCTCTAAAATGCCATCGTTCTGAGCCTGAGTTAGCCAGCCCATGAAGCGATCAACCTTATCGGCTGGGCGTTCAAATGTGAACGCACGCACAGGCAGCGCTTCCGCATCCATGACAATCGACTGAGGCATAGAGTCGCCAACACGCAGAGCCTTTAAGCCGAATGCATCATTCTGCACAATCGATTGATTAATCAATGTTTTCAGGCGATTGAATTTACCAACCAATCTTTGCTCAAACTTTCCTCGCAAGCTTAGAGTTCCGGTCGGATCAATGCGCCTTGCATCCATTATCGGAATGGCATCATTGCAGCATAGGCAATTATTCTTGAGCATTGCCAAACTGCTCTTTTACTTCTGGATCGTCCTCATCAATATCGACCGGTGTTTGCTGCTGCTCAATGCCGGGTAGAGTTCCATCTTCGGTTAGCATATTCATCACAGGCTTTGATAATTGTTCAGAAGTGAACAACATGCTATTAACAAGGTTAACGATGCCCTGCGTTTTCTTCAGGAAGTTGTCAGTCTTTTGGGTTTCGCTTAATGTCCACAATGGGCGCCATGTGTAATAAACCTCGGGAGGGCGCGATCCTAATGCACTGCGAATAATGCATTCGTCAAGGGTGCGCAATGCTGGCGATAGCTTATTACGCTGGATTGATCCGATTGACTTGTAATAGTTCTCAAGATCGCTTTGTCCGGTTGCGCTTAATCCATCAGGAGATTTCCCAAGCATGCGGGTTGCCGGAATATCAGAAGCGCCTGATGCAATCTCCATGTACATCATGGCTAAATCTTTTAGCCCACTGAAGTTGGGGGTTAGCTTGTCCCACTCCTCCTCTTTGTCGAGCATTAGAGCGCGGTTAACTGATTTAGCTACTGCTGCAAGGTGCCAACGAGTGATTAGCTTGTCGCGATACTCTTGCGTTGACACGTTAGCCATGAAATTAGGAATTTTAATAATATCAACGTTTGCCTCCATCAACAGCGTGGCTATTTGTTGCTGAGGAATGGCCGCATGCTTAACCGCATCGTCAATGCGCTGGATGATCGAATCACCCCAGCCGTCATAGCCTGCGGTTTTTCGTGATGGAAGATCGCGCCCATTGAAATGCACAACACGCGAAGGGTGAATATCAACAGCAAGAGTGTTGCCGGTGGATAGCCTGTAATACTTGGGGCGGCCAAAGTATTCGCTACCCAAGTCCCAATCAATTTCGCCAGCGGTTAACTCCCACCTGCTCACATCATGGAGGTATTGCAGGTCGCCCTGCCCAATCGCATCGAGATTAATTGGCAGGCTCACATCTTCTTGGCCTTTTATGCCAATAACGATGGCGCCACCACCGTATAGTCGAGCCTTTTTGAGTGCCGACTCTACTTTTGCCTGCACTCCCATTTGCTGCTCGCACTCTTCCAGCGAGCTTATTTGCTCAGCGGTAGCATTCCACGCTCGCCATTCGCTGGTTGCATCCTCCGCCGGAATATCCACAGCCTTTCCTGCAACCCAATCACTACGATATGCGTTTTCTAGTTGGCTGGGCGGGATAATGGTTAGGGCGTATTGATTATTAACCGCCTTATCTTGATTCAATATCCCCATTCCAGAAACCAAATTGGTTAGCGTGTCATTGACTGCGGCGCTAGTGTTTTTGGCTGTAGGTCTGTTTCTGCGTCCCATGTGATGCACCTGATTGGTTAGACTGCGCTCATAATATCATAGGTTGATGATGCCAGCTTATTGAATGCCCCGCCAGCCGCGTCCCATTGATCCTTAAATGTTCCATGTGGAGCATTTTCGTGTTCATCGATAAAATCCTTTGTCCACTCCTTGTTAAGCAATAGGATATTGCCAGCCTCTAATTGGGCACTGTACGGCTCCGCGCGCAATGCCTTATCGCCGGTTACTCGCTCGACCTTAATCACATATCCCGCCAAATTCCTGACGGTATTCTCGGCCGATTCTTTGCCGCCAGATCCGGGCTCTTGCTCTGTCCATACCTCCACACTGTGCCCATCTAATTCTGCTGTTTGCCTGATGCGGCGCTCTCGCTCAAGCGCCGACCATTGCCCCTTCACTACATCAAGCACAATCCATTGGCCATCTGCTGTTTGTGCCATTTTAACGCCTGCCGTATTACATCCTCCCCCATCTGTTCCAGCTTTATCCCAGTACCTAACTGTTTTTCTCAGTGCTGGCACGGTTTCTACGATCTTAAACATCGATACCTTGAACATGCCGCCGCCTTCCTGTATTGGCGACTGCTGATAAAGTGACAGCCATCTGGCGCGAGCCATAACGGTCTTGCGCTCCTGCAAAAACTCGGCGCTCTTGTGCTCAGGGAATAGCGCCTCACCATCACCAATCACGCGCGGGTCGTGCGGCATTAACTTCGCATCTTCATCGGCCATTGCAGGGTACTTCAAAACCTTGACGCCTGACTTATTGGCAATCAACCTGCCAATAGGGTCGTCAACATGCCAGCGCGTGAGAATAGCCAATAGCCCAGCCTGTTCGCTAAAGCGCGTGAAAAAGTCATCTGTAAACCAATCCCAAACTTTATTACGAATAACCTCGGAGTTTGCCGCCTCTCGACCCTTCAGCGGATCATCGATCACACCAAGGTCAAGCCCTTCTCCGGTAATAGAACCCATTACCGTTGTATTGCGGAAATACCCTATCTGATCGACATATTCCAATAGTTCACGACTGCGCGCGGCCATTGTTGATGAAACAGAAGGTATTTGCGTTGCTGGGAATATCCGCTTATAGGTTGGCGAATCGTAAAGGCGCTGCAGCTTAAGGTTAGCTCTAACCCCAAGGCGCTCACTGAATGATGTATAGATCGCACGATAGTCTGGATGCTTACCGGCCAGCCATGAAATGAAGATAACGATTAGTTCAGACTTTCCATGCTGTGGCGGGGCTTCAATGACAAGTACAGGCCTATTGCCAGCGACAAGATCATCGTAAAACTGATGCAGGTGTTTTGCGGCATCCCTCTGCCACCAACCCTTTTTTATCTTAGGGTTAATGCGGCAGAAGTATTCCCAAAAGTCGCGCCTTGCTATTTCGTCCAGTATTAAATCAGGATTACTCAGCAGCGCCGTTATGTTTTGCGGCAATGCTTGCAAGGCTTTGTAAGTCCTCAGTGGAGATACTTGATAGGTCGAATGCTTTTGGGCTCATTGAGCGGTCAGGGCTTGTGTGCTCATGTGCAGCAACATCTTTAAGCCCAAGGTCTCTGGCTATGATGTTTGGATTTAGGAGGTCTGCAGCGGCTCCTGTGAACTTCTGCTGCCTGATTATTTCATCTGCTCGCATTACGACAAGGGAAAAATCTTTTGACTTTCTCCATTCTCCCCATGTGGTCATATCAATATCAAGGAATATGCAAAGGCCGTTAATAGTCATTGCCTGCATTTTTGGAAGATACTCCACCCAGCTATCGCCTTGATATGAGAAGGCCTTAGCCTCCCATAGTGGGTTATCCTCTACCCACTGAAAGTACTCGCAGCAAGACTCCCAAAGCAATTCAGAAGACGCGAATAGCTTATCTCGACCATGCTTAGTTCTTGCCTTCCAAAACTGGTTCCCTTTGGGGGCGCCGCGTCTTGGACGATCTTCGGTTTCAAGATCTTCATCACTCATGCCGTCACCTATTGACTAGCTAATAAATTAAAGCTCGATGAACGTTACATTGTACTCGCCAGCAGCAACGCCACTAATGCGAACTTCACCAATATTTGATCGCCCATTGGGGCCATTAATCACAGCAACATGCAAAGCACCAGTAACTGGGGTTTCGTCTGGATCAGTGGAGCTTCCACCCTTTGTTTCTATTGTTGCGTTATTAAGGGTGAACCCTTCAACTTCTACCTGCACTCCATTTCTGGCCACTGGCGAGAATGTGCATACAATTTCATCTGCATCGCCTAGAAATTCTGTTTTGATACCCTTTATTGCATTTACTATTGCCATGTTATTGCTCCAATATCGATGCTTTAATGCCTGTACCGCCAGTTATTGTAACGGTTCCTCGCAGGTATTCAGCTATTGAGCGTAATGATATTGCAACAACCGCACCAGCAGCAATGGATGGGCAGGTATAACCGCTCGCAACCGATACATTGCCAACGCCAGTCACTGGCACTGTAGTTCCGCCTGCGCCGTCGATATTTGGGGTTAGCGCACCGCCAGTGGCATTATTTAGGATAAGTATTGGATTTCTTGCTGGGCTATAAACAAGAGTGTCAGAGGCGCCTAAAGTGGTTTCTGTTACTGCATTTGCGCCAGCCGATGTAATTGATGTCTTGGTGATAACTGCCATTCCGAAGTCCTCAGTAGTTAGCTGTGTTCATGATTCATCCATCTTAGCATAACATTTAAATTATTTCTTTTACTGATGATTGACTATAACACAAATAAAAAAGCCCGAGAATATCGGGCAAGTGGAGTTAGAATTTTGGTGGTGGAGGTAGTGGCATCCAGTGGGTCGCGTATTGATATGCGCCGTAAACATCAAGATCTACGTCATCATTCCAATCTATATTTGCGTCTGCAAAAACACCATATTCATCATTCCATCTGACAACTGCAAAATGAATCCCTGCATTTATATCCCCAAAATTGTCGCATTTAACCAGTATATCTTCATCGATTGGTGCTGTTTCTATAGGTTGCCATTCCATCACATCACCTCATTCTCAGGCCAGTCGTAAATTACTGGCGTGCTTTTTGCTTTAGCCTTTTTATGCTCATACTTAGGCTTACTTGCCACAGGCCATTTTTGCTGGCTTATTGGCTCATCTTCGGCTTGTGACAGTAGTTGCTCATGCCACTGATTGCGCGGCGTGTTCATTGTTGCTTGTAGTGCCATGTAGGCTCTTTCTTCAAGTACGTTTTTCATTGTATTCCAGCCATGCACCGCGAACCATTGCGCGAAATTTAATAGGGTTTGATTTTGCTGTGCGGTGAATTGAGTTCTCGCCCAGCTCCAAAAATCGTTCGCAGTCTTTTAGTGAGCGCCAGCCGACGCTCTTTGCAAATTGTGATGGACTCATATTGAGCCACCACCGAATACTGAAGCCATTGCCATATTTACACGGCATTCATGTGAATAGCGTTCATTTTTTGCCATGTATTCAAATTTCGGATGGTAGTAGCATTCTGGTTTGCTTCCATCTTTTTTCATGTGAGCCAACTCGCCAGATTTAACAGCGGCATTTAGCGCTTTGCGAACATCAGCGGGAACGCGAGAAGTGCACAAATGAACACGCTGAATTTTTACCAACTCAACATTTGCTTGCGCTGCACTCATTCCTTTGCTCATTAAGTCTTTTAGCTGTTCAAGTTGGTTTTGGCTGACTTGCATTTTCCTAACTCCTATCGGTTTAGCGTTATTGCTTACCATGTGAGTCATTATACGCAGGTTAATTATATTAACAAGCATTATGACTCAACTAGAAGTGTAAAGATTTGTTAATGCCCGTTCTCAGCCACCTTGGGCGCCGGTGTATATGGAGCGAGAAGAAGGGCTCGAACCTTCACGATTGCATAGGATCACCCCGCAATCTATATGGATTTTAAGCGTCTACCAGTTTCGCCATTCTCGCTTAGTTGCCGCCCTTTCATGCGGCCTGCCAGCTCTTCACCGGTCTTCGGCTATAGGGAGCCCCCTAATAATCACCTACTGCTCTGTTTGCCTTTCGGCGAATTATTGAAATTCTACCACTTTCACGCTTTATCGTTAACAACTTTACCTAACTTAACAATTGGAAATTCAGTCCTGCAATTAGCGCATATCGTCTTACCCGCTGCGGGCATTACGTATAGTGAATAATTGTGGCACTTAGAGCACTGATTAGATCGCATTTTTTATCTCCCGTAGACGTTTGTTTTCCGCCGTGTAGTATTGAATCTTTTCCTCAAACCATTGGCGATTGTATTTGTTAACCTGCTTACGGTTATCGTACATTTCTTGCCATGACTGTAGGCCTATTTCCTGCTTCAGGCGCTCGTTAAACTCATAATGCATGCCGCCATAATACGAGTTGCATTTATTACATTGTGGCCTTACGCAACGCTCATCCCAGTAAATATTTGGGCATGCAGCTTTTGAGAAATTATGTCCACCTTGGCAATCAGATGTGCCGATCTTTATTCTTGAGTCGCACGTATAGCAATTGCAGTTCTCGCCATCATCACTGTAAACCAACTTTTGGTGAAGGCTGAATATTGGCCACAGAATCTTTTTGAGCGCCGCAACCGTTTTAGGCTTCTTTAATTTTGGCTTAGTCCTTATTATCACACCCATCTGTGCATCATCAAGCTCACAAGCTGCGCAGCAATACTTTTGAATATTAAGTCCTGTCTTCTTTGGCGTAAATTCTGCGCGACAAACTCTAGACTTGCAGCGCCTTTGCTTCATTGGCTTAAGCATTAATCTTCCCCTTTGTGCCGTGCTTACAGGCTAGTTTTGATTCTGCAATAGCATTTGATAACCTTGCTCTTATAGTAAAGAAATCATCGCGGTTTAGCTCGCATGCACACTTTAAGCCGCAAGTTCTGCCGCCTTTAGAATTTACTTTCTTAACCTTGCAGATGATGCAGTTCATTGATTCTGCTCCCGCTGTAATTTTGCAAACTCGCCTTTTGACTCAAGAACACAACCATAATTAGCAGCGAAATTCTGAAACCATGTCAATACTAAAAACATCTCGCCTTGCTTCCACTTTGAGCTGCTGGTGTAGTCTTTCTTTGACCTTTTAGTTATCGGGCAAGTAACTGTATGTATCATCCATTCGTAAGGATGCTCCCTATAGAAAAACCCCTTAGTGGATCGCTTTGTGCCTTCAAGCATTGAATCACTGAATTGAGTGTAATGGCATTTTGCCAAGTGACAACCGAAATCAGTAAGCCAAACATGAAATAGTGCATTCTGACCTAAAGACCTATCCGATCCAATTCGTGGAGCACTATAGGTTATGTATTTGTGCTCTGCGTAAAGTTTCTCTACATTAGCCACAAACGCTTTTAGCGATGTATCGGAATTAATTACCCACGATTCTCCCATCACCATTCGAGCCCCTGTGACCATTTCTCAAACGCATAGGCTACGTGCTCATCCCTGTATGATCCGTCTGTGCGGTTTTCCTGAAGAGACTCCTTAGCCTCCTCATACACATCTTTTCGCATGTGCTTGTGTATGTACTCGCACTCGAACATGTCTTGTGGTGATAGGCTCATGATTTATATTCCTGAATACTAGGCTCTAAAACTTGATCCGCCAATTCCGCTATTGGATTAGCAATAATATCAACAGGAAACACAATATCGTCTTCATTCATTGAAAAATTAATACCTTCAATTTCGCGCGCACAATTATCATCGATCTTTATGCATTCGCATATTTTTGGATAATCGTAATTTAAGTGCTGATCGCCAAAGCAACTAAAGCTATCACCTATTTTAATTTCTGAAAACTTCATGACCTGCCCTCTGGCTTTAGTGCTGCTGATAGCGAAATTATCCAGTCTTGTAGTTGTCGCAATTGCGGCGACCAGTAAGCGCTTTCGGCGTATGTGTACAGCTTTGGGTAATCGTGTTGCTTGCGTCTTATGAATTGCCTTGCGCCAACTTCGGTTAAGTGAGTTGATACAATTTCTTCGGTCTCCTGCACATAAACCAATCGCACGCCTTCTGGCAAATCATCCTCAGTTGGATCGAAACTAGATATTGCGTCGTCAACAGTTTCATCACCCTCATCAATTCGCCACTGTTCGCAGAATTCTGGATAATCTTCAATTAGCAGCTTTTCTAAATCATCCTCTTCTGCCGCATACGAACGGTAAACAACACCGTCATCAGTGCAAAGCTCATACCCAGCTTCGTTATATCCTTGCTCGGTAACGATGTAGCGCTTGCAGCGAACCTGAAAAAATGGGTGCGATGTGCCGCGATTATCCTGGATGCGCATTTGTTCTGACATCTCCATGAGCCAGTCTGGTATAGCTGCTGCTTGCGGTGGCGCACCATCGATCAGTTGCCGTATTTTCCGGTCAAGCTCATTGGCAATTGAATCGTACTCACACGCATGAAGGTCTCTTGATAGCCGTTTCAGTTTATCTATTGTGAACCCTACAGGCTCTTGCTTAGGTGCTGGCATTGCCTTGGCTGCATTAAATGATTCAAGATCGCTTTTGCATTGTGAGCAGAGTCCAACGCCTCCACATCTTGCTTTCATGCCGTCAGGACGTTCCCATACGTGGCCATGACCAGTATTCCCAAATCTCTCACCCTGCACTTGCTGCGATGCCTTGGCGAGTACTGCGCGCTCAACTTCTGCAACCAAAGCGAATGCGTTAATGTCTCGGCCAAATGTATATTGCGCTATCAGATTTGTTTTTTCTTCATCGCTCAGCATCATGATGGCTTTACCTCGGCTTATGTCGTCTAAGTAGTTTTTTAATTAAAACAAATCGTCACGCCTTGACACTAACCCTAATTCATCAAACTTCGACCTACTTACTATCCATTTTTCATTCCACAAATAACATATGTCTTTTCCAATGAATTTATAAAAAGTACCTTTAGCTACTGGGTGGTATACGCTAATATACTCAGCAGATTTCGGAGCATTTGCCCAATCCACTCCGCTTACTCTTCCAACCAATTTTAATTGGCTCATAACTTATCATCCTGTATTGGCATTGCTGGCGATGGCTGAGCTTGCGAAAAATGATTCATGAATACTTCATGCTGGCTTTTTGCAATTTCCACTTGCTCATCAGTAAGGCTTTCAAATTGACCAATACCAAGTAATTTTCTGATTGGCTGTCCAATGTCAGACTTACCTCCTTGGTGATGCCATAGAAGCCATATTAATTTATGCCGTAGCCCTGATGTTATTTGCGAATTACCATGAGCTTGTATTGGAATTTCTGGCACGGGATGCGCGTAGACGAACTCAAAACTTCCGCCAACCCTCTCAACCTCTGACCTATCAAAATCAGATGGAGCACCCTCAACCCATTCAATATATAGCTCGCCATTTCTATTTCTTACAGACCACATTGCAGGCTTTTGATCATATAAACTTTTAATTATCGATTGAGCCTCTTCAAGTTTTTTGTGCGTGTCAGCAATCTCTCCGCAACCATGAAGACCAATAGTGTCTATTGCAATAGCCATGAAAGCAGCGGCGCAGGACGCCCTATCTAAAGCCTCTCTTACGCGATCCTGCAATCCAGAAACTCTCATTTCTCGCTTATTTGCAAGATCAACATATGAAAGAAGTCCATTGTGATTATCTTCCTTTAGTCTTAATACCTCAGCTTCAGCAAACTCCAATTTCCGACGTAGTTCAGCTTCCTCATCCTGAATCGTCATTAATGGTACGCCGGATAATTTGATTGCTAGATTTATGCAATTTTCAAACTCTTCATTACTCAATATATATCCGCTTCCATCTTCATTGTGACCATACTCGTACGCAAGCTGATTCACTTCATCCATATCTAATAATGAAATATGCTTCTGTATTGCCGGAACAGGTGAGAGATACATAGGCAAAACTGTTACACCATGCTCATACTCGAACTTAGAGTTGGCAGGATACATATCCTCAGAGCCAATACGGCTATCGGCGACAAAAAATCTGAATGGCGTCTGCTCCTGCGCCTCACTAATAACTTGCTCGAATGCGCCCCTCTCAGACACCAGATTATTATAAATTTCTGTTCTTATGTGTGTAACACCAGTGCTTTCAACGGTATATACATCAGCCCATCCATTAAGATCATATTCGGCAATCTTAGCCTCTGCCGCCTCTAATTTTTCTTCAATACGAGCGCCATAGCTAACAACCTTTTGCCATTTATTTGCCCACTCATCACGTTGAGCCTCTGCCGCCTCTAATTTCTGACTAAGCTGCTCAATCTCAGCCAATGCATTAGTCAGCGTTTTTGTGTTGTCTGTTACTTCCATACCGTTCGCCCTATTAATTAACATTTCAACAATCTATCCCATATTCATGGGGTATTGGGGTTATTTACACTTCTTTACCAAGTTCACATTCGATCTTAAATTGATAAATATCAGCCAGCCTTTTCCTTGCTCCAATGTGCTTACCATTAAGCGTGTAATACCACGAGCAATTTTCAGGCTTAGGCCTTATCTGTTTATACTTATCACGGTTACGCTGCCACTCGTCGTAGTCTTGCTCAAACTCCACAAACCTACTTGCTGGCTTTAGTCTTTGCTGTGCTGTCATTACCACTCCATCCCACTAACTCTAAACGAGCCTTTGCAATCTGTGCATGTAACATATTCAAGATAAAATTTATCGTGGCTTTCACTCCAGTTTCCCGATGGGAATGCTTCTTTTAAAATATCGCCGCAATCGTTGTGCGCCACACCATCTGTATCATTTTCATCAAGCAGGTCTATTAAATAGTCACAATGTGGACAATTAACATAAACCTGAATATCTAACCTTGATTTAACTATTTTCATTATTAACTTTACTCCAATAATTTAACTATCGTTTACTTTGCCCAGCTTTCTCCGTTAGCCATTTTTAAATACTCTTCCATGATTTTCATGGTATCCATATCTTCTTTCTGCTGATTTTCTTGCGCAGCAAGCCTCAAAGAAATCATCAAATAATCCTAAATCAACAAGAATCCCATTTAATGATATTCTTGCATTCCATGATGGAATTATTTTTTTATATCTATGTCTTATCCTAACTCCGCTAATTCCAAGCTTGTTGTTTTTTTGCAATGACTTATTCTTTGAGTTCTCAGCGTTGGTAACATCCCTTAGGTTATCTATTTGATTATTTAATCCATTGCCATCGATATGATCGAGTATTTTTGGAATGTAGCCATATTTTAATAGCCATACTATTTTTTCTGCCTTATAAGTGACTCCTTTTATACAAATAAAATAGTAGCTAGTTTTAGAATCAACCGGATTTTTCTTTGTTGTTGCCTTTTTTCCAGCCCATCTAGCACAGAAAGATTTATACGACCTTTCAGACTTAAAATAACTAATATCTCTGAATCTCCAATAAAACTCACCGCTATCTTCATGGTAATCAAGTAGATTCAAAACCTCATCTTTTGTAATCATATTAATTTGCCCACGATTTATCATTATCATCAACTACGTACTTGGGGGTGATTAGCTTTAGTCCGTAATAGTCCGCCCATAGTAAAAACCAGTTTAGTCGTTCGTTATAGCTCATTTCTCAATCTCTCCAGTCTTTCGTTGTCGGGTATCAAGGCCGGTTAAATTATTGAATCGCGCAAGACGATAGATCGTGAACCTTTCGCGTATCCATTAACAATGAAAAGTGATGAGCCTCTAGTGTTCCCATTTTTTGGCTTGCCATCAGCACCAATAAAACTTATACGCCCTTGAATTGCTATTTCATGGCTATTTTCAATTAGGTTTTTGTAATAGCTTTCACCGTTTGGTGATGGGATTAGCATTACCGTAATTGCATCACTTGCGATCGCTTTTTCAATCCAAGGCGTTATATTGGAGTACGGCGGATTACACCAAAGAACCCCTTTCCAGCTAACCAATAGCGCATCCTCATGCACAAAACCATCCCATACAGGCGCAGCCAAACTATTCTCGTATTCGCAGGCAGTGTCAAAGTCAAATCTACCTACGGTTTTTTGAGCATAGTCGAATATGTATTTTGGTGTGCGCCATGTGTCACGCTCGTTTTCAGGTGTATTGCTTATCACGTTAGTTACCATTACGTATTTCCTCCAATCGTTTCATATCTTCAATCTCTGCCGGTGTTTGCTGCTTTTGTTCTGGCTTGTCGTCGAGCATTGCCAATAATGCAGCAGCCTGTTTAATTCCTTCCTGATAGCGTTTTGATTTGTATTCTGGTGGCTCTGGTAGGGCTGGCGGCAAAACCTTATGAGCACCGACCTGTACGCCTTCCTGAAGGATTACAGCAGCAGTTCCATCACATAGGCCAATAGCCTTGGGAATGGTCATAAACTTGTATTCAGGATGATTGGCGGCCATCAGCTTGCGCAGCTCAGTGAATCCTTTGTCGATCTGTTCGTTGGTCAGGTAACGGAGCTGATTTGAGTAATCGCGCTTGGTGATTTGCTCGGTTTTCTCATCCGGCATAGCCTGAGTGTAAAAACGTTGATCGGTTAGTTTCAACTTTGCGAAAAAGTACGCGATAACATCCTTCTCGTAATCAGCCAAAGGCAATACCGGTTTAACTGCTGTTCGCTGGTTCGTGTATCCAACCAAGCCTTGTTTGTATTCGTCCATCAAAAGTCCCTCGCTCTCTCAAGGTCAAATGTGTATGCGTTGCGCTCAGCCTCTTTCTCGGCTGCGGTTTTGTACTGACCGCCATTCACGGATGCTGGCATGTTCATTTTTGTTTTCAATTGGTCATAACGCTTTCTCAGCTTCTCGGGCGATTGAACGTTTGCCGCCTCAAAGCCATCTTTCCGGCACCACAGCCACAATTGGCAAATCTCTTTGTGATCACGGTTATCCAGTTCGCGCATATCCCTAACGCTCTTAGCCCAGCCATTCAGGTTAGGTTCTTTGCAATCAGGAATAAATTCTTTAAGTTTTCCAGATAGCCATTCAGCACATTTCAGGTCTTCGTCCGAAAATTTATTTTTCGGTACAACAGGTTTTATATTCTTTACTTCTTTACTTTCTTTTACTTCTTTGCTTACAAGGCCACTTTATTTCAGATCGAGTGCGGCGAAGAATTGGTGACACCGCCGACACCAGAAACATTGATCGAGGCGCCGAAGAAAAAAGATTTCAACCCGTCACCGGAGGAAATCAAAAAGGGCAGCGAAACCATAGCCTCAATACTGGCTAACTGGGACGACAAGCCAGAGCCTAAACCATTAACCGAAGCGGAAATAAAAGACCGCGAGAAATTGGAGAGATTGAAATGAAAGCAATATATAAATACCGCCTGCCCTTCATGGAGCAAAGCGCCGTAACAATGCACAAGGATGCAAAAATAATCAGAGTTGATGGAAGTGATGGGGCGCTGTGGATGTGGGCTATTGTTGATACTGCACAGCCATTGGTAAGCAGGAAATTCTACCTTTACAAAACTGGCGGACAGATGCCGGATGATATTGATTTTTATCAGTACGTTGGTTTCGGTGCAATTTTCATTCAGATGGAGCTAATGATGTACGTTTTCGAAAAGAACGCAATTGAGCAGGATTTGATTGGGGGTGCGCCAGAGCCATTCGACTGGAAAAAAGTTCAAGAGGTTGGCGGCCATGCAATATAAATACGGATATGCGCCGCTTGTATTGGATGAGAATGTAATTCTTAATCCTTCTGAGTTTTGCTTTGTTCAGTATATGCCCATAAAAATGGCAGGTTCTGGTGATGTTAGAGTGCCTAAAAATCTATCATGGATTAATGATATTGTTAGGAGAATTGGTTTTTCTTCTGATGACTATGTTTATGCTACTGTTAAAAACTATTTTGTTTCTGGTGGCTGCGCAGGGAATAGACCGGGATGGCACTCTGATGGATTTATGACTGACGACATAAATTACATTTGGTACAACGAAAACCCTACTGATTTTTGTGTTCAGGAATTTATCATAGATCAGGATTGCGATAAGTCATTGCAACAGATGGAGTCGCAGGCGCTTGATATAAATATTGTTAACTATCCTTGTAATACGTTAATCAGATTGGATCAGAGTGTTATTCATCGCGTAGCAGTTTCTAAAATTGGATGTGTTAGAGCTTTTGTTAAAATTTCAGTATCAAAAAACAAATATAATTTGGCAGGAAATGCGCATAATTATTTATTTGATTACGAATGGGAAATGGTTGAAAGATCAAAAGCAAGAAACCACCCATTTAAATAACTAACCCCTAACGCAATAAACATTAACGATTAACAGAGAGTGGAGAGGAATATGAATAAGTTTAGATGGGCAACTATGGTATTGGCAAAGTCTTGCGATGGTAATCCGGTATTAACTACAGTTACCGTTATGCTGTTTTATGTGATGTTTAACATAGTGATGGCGTCAATTGAAAGGTTGATTTTTGGCGATAGATTCGAGCACTGGCTAGACCCTGTTTTTATGTGCGCATGGATTGCTTATAGTGCCTATGCTGTTTATTGGTGCGCAATATTTAACGAAAGCAAGGGCAATAAAAATGATTAACTGGCTACTAGCAAAGCTAGACAAGTACAAAATCAAAGTGATCAGGCCTAAGTTTGTGCCGGATGAATTAGACAAAAGTTGGGCTAAATAATGGCAGGATCACAATTTCTATACCACAAGCAAAAACAAAAGTGGGCTTTGTTCGAGGAAGACTTGAAAGAGTTTTTGGCGAATAAGGAAAAATACGCCGGAATATTCCAGCGCCCAGAGACTTTCGTTTTTGGTTATCGCTGGAAAGGCAGGCAAGTTAAGGTTTGCCAGCGCCTATCCGATATTTACGAATTCAAACTACAGTGGGAGAAAGAGCATGGGTGATTTTAGTTTTACGGAAGTGCCAAAGAAAGATTGGCCGCTAACATTTAACCCGCCAGTAAAAGTTTTTAAAAGCCCAAAGTTTTTGGTTCAAGTGTATCCAGAGAGAAACGATGTTATGCGCTTGTCGGTGCTAAACATTAATCGCGACAAGAAATCCAAAACTTGGACTGATGGGATAAAATGGGATGAGCTACAAGCGATAAAAAGCGCTGTTGGCTATGGCGATATGTGCGCGGTAGAGGTTTATCCTGAGGATGAAAATTTGGTAAACGTTGCGGCAATAAGACACCTTTTCGTGCTTCCTGTCCGCCCTGATTGCGTGTGGGTGAAAAATGGCAACTGAATACCAATGCGACCTATTCAACCAGGCGTTTTATGATTGGATTGATGGACTGGAGTGGGGTGAGTGATGGCAATAATCATTGACGCTATGGTATCAGTTCAGCCGAGAGTCATAGACATTGCGTCGGACGTGATTAGTGTACTGCAATCTGGCGTGTCGGCAAAAGTAACCGTGGAGCCATACGATGAGGACAAGGACAAGAAGAGCGCCGCAAAAGCCCGCTCAACGGCTCAGAATCGATTGATATACAAAGCCTACCAGCGCATAGGTAAAACGCTGTACGGAGGCGATGAGAGCCACTCACGCAACGAATGCAAGCTTAGGATAGGTTGTCGGATTCTGTACCGCGATAGCCAAGATTTTGCGCAGGTATTCGACAATGTGATCAGGCCGCTATCGCACGAGAATAAGCTGGCTGCCATGTTGCTAATTAGTGTGTCGTCAATCATGACAATACCGCAGGCAACAGAGTATATAAAAACCATATTCACCGAGTACGGCCAGCGCGGAGTTTATTTTCTGGATCTGGATGGCGCGGATGAATACCTAAATTACCCAGAGGCGCAACATGCAACGTAAATCAAATAAGCAAAGCCGTGGCGCACACGCAGACGAAAAAGCATTCATGGCATGGTGCAAAGAGCAGCCAAGCATTGTGTCTGGCGCTTATGGCGTAGATGTGCATCATTGTGTCGGCTCATCAAGAAAAGCCTATGTCAATAACGAACGCATCCACATAGGCCATTGGTTCGTTATTCCGCTAACACCTGATGAGCACCGGCTATTCCACAATGATAAATTTGAGTTTATCCATCGGCATGGAGAGCAGTCGGATCTATGGCTAAGGCTGATAGAAAATTACCCGGTAGATATACCGCTAAAAGTAATTCAGGGGATTGCGCAATATGGCAGATAGGATAGAGATATTCATCCCGTACATAGCAAAAAGCACCAACGCAATGTATGCGGGGCAGCACTGGTCAGAGCGAAAACGGCACAAGTCGGCAGCTGATAAGGCGGTTATGGTTGCGCTTGCTGGGGCTAGACTTGAGAGCATTAAGGTTCCTGTTGATGTAGAGGTCTATCCTACGCTTGGAAAAGGCGTAAGGACTTACGATGTTAGCAATTACGGTTACACCTACAAATTGATAGAGGACTCACTTGTAAGCCGTGGATTGCTAGGCGGCGACTCTGTTGAGTATGTGCGATCTGTAAAGTTTTGCGCCCCAGTTAGAAACGGAGTAACCGGAGTAAACATTTTAATTATTTTACAAAAACCATAAGATAACCCTTGCAAGTTATCTGGCGTGAGATTACTATAAGTCATGCCAGCAATAAAGCGGCATATACCACAAACAGTAACTTAATCAGATAAAGGTAAAAATCATGGCACGTTTAACTATGCAATTAGCGGTAGCAATGGCAGCTTCAATTATGGCTAGCTCATTGAATGATTATCAAAAAATGAGCGAAATGAACAAAATTAATTATTACGGTCGCGGCAAAGGTGGACGTAAAAATCCGCGCACTTTTTCAGGCTTAGCAAGAGCGCGCCGCGCCGCAAAGAAAGCCGCTAACTGTAAATAATCGGCAGTAATCACCAACCAAGCCCGCCAAGTGCGGGCTAAGGCAGTGAATGTATACCCATTTGAGATAGTGGGCACCAAGATAGGCACTGGCATTCATGTAAGGCAGTAATAGTCTGTTACTTAGTGATTGCAGGCGATGGCGGACGTGCACGAAAGCCATTTCAGTGTTTATCTTGGTGTGATGCAAAGGCGATTTGCAGATTGTGGGAGACGGGTTCTTAACAGCAACCTATAGCCGGTTCAAGTCCGGACAATACAGCCATAACGATAACGGGGCTGTAACCCTGATATATCCGCTAAGCAGGGCGCACCACGTGAGCCAAGGAGATAGCCTTGGCACTTATTCGCCAGTAATGGCAAACGACCGCTGGCCCACAAATTCGTGGCGCGGTGGGCATCTGGACAGGCACATATACCGCGGCTGATGAAGGCATTGGCCAGAAACTTTCAAAAAATGAAAGTCCCGCGGATCTCCCCCATGCCTGTGAATAAATGGGAGTCCCGCCACGATGACAGCCGGAAAGACGGCACTTATTCCTAAAAACTAAAGAGGTGGTTATGGGTACTGAAGGTAAAAGTAAATCCGAGCTATGGGATTACTATAAAGACTTGGTTGAGGCTAATGGATTTAATAGCATAACCGACCTTTTGGGACAATGCATCCGATTGAAATCAGAGGCTGATAAG